GGCAGGGATGCGTGGTCATGGTCGGAATCCTCGTGATGGGGGCTGGCGGAGCGCTGAGCCCCGCCGGTTGGGTTTCAAGCGGCGCTGCGAGCTTCGAGCGTCGCGATGTGGCTCCGCAGCGTTGCGGCCTCTTCGCGCGCAGCGTCGGCCCAGAAGGCGGCGCGGGCGTTGCAGGCGCGAGCAAGGCGCTCGGCATCCTCACGGGTGAAGCGGTTGACCTTATGTGCGCGCCCATGACCCGTGCAGGTGGCGAGATGCTTGCCGCCTTCAGGCGTCAGCGTGAAGGTCAGGGGTCCGAAGTCGTCAATGACGATCCAGCTGTGCGAGGCGATCATGGCGCAGGCGCTGGGCGCGAGGCGTGCTTCGATCTCTTCAGCGGCGGCGCGGAAGTTGGCGATCAGGGTGGAGGTGGTCATGGCGTGGGCCTTTCAGGTGAGTTGCATCGTTTTGGTGCAATCACAATCGCTCTGACGAGCCGATTAACGTAGCAAAATCAGAGCAATAACCTTGCTATATGATCACTCGGCAGAGGCCGTCGCATCGACCCACACCCCATCTTGCCAGACATAGAGATAAGATAGCTCGCAGGTCGGGCGCGGCAGGATGCGAGGCACTCGGGGCGGGTCGAAGCAGTCGAGTTCATCGGCGCGGACTTGCCGGATTTCGCGAGCGGCGAGGATGTCCTCGGGCGTCCACGCCGCCAACGCCGGCAGCATGTGCTCGGGGTAACCATCAAAGTGCGTATAGATGTGGGCCCATTTTTCGGGACCGATCTGGATGGCGATTTGTGCACGCGTGCTCATCCTGCCCTCCTTCAAATGAGTTGCAGGCTGGCCAGCAGGGCGCTGGCAGCGGCAAGCTGGGTGGTCGGAAGTTCGATCTTGATGTGGGAGATCACATCGGAGGCTTCGGCTGAGATGCCACCATCGCGCAGGGCAGCCTCGATGGCCTCTGCAACATCATCGGGCCGCGAGCGGTCAAACTGGTTGGGTAAGGTGTCGTGGTCGATGCGGAGGGTACTGATCGCGTTCATGGCAATGCTCACTTCTGCTGTTCAATCAGCGCGAGGAGGACCGCCGCCATGCCGCCCAGATATTCGCTGCGGCGGAACACGATCTCGTCGATGTGGCAGGCGTTGTCGATCGCGGGGTCAACCAGGAGATCGTCTGACATGTGCGGCATCAGGCGTTTGGCTTCGGCGTTGTAGCGGGTGGCAAGGGTCATCTGTGTTTCTCCAATCAGGCAATTTGCTTGATAAGAGAATCGCTCTTAGCCGAAGTGTAATCAACTCAAATAGACAGTTTTTTCTGTTTATTTTCAATATTTTGAGGTCAATCCAATCGCCATGGAAGGACTATCCGAACGCGCCTATGCCGAGCATGCTGGAATCTCCCGCGGGGCTGTTCAGAAGGCCCGAAAGACCGGTCGGCTGGTGCTTTTTGCAGACGGGTCTATCAACGCGGTGGCCTCGGATGCGCGGCGTGGGGCTGCCACCGATCCGGATCAACAGATGCGCTCACGTAGTGGGTTTGGTGCAGCTGGTGACGGTCCGGCAGTCTCCGGCCCCGGCGACAGCACGTCCTACATTAAGGCCCGGACGGCGCTAACCGTCTATCAGGCTCAGGAGCGTCAGCTCTCGATCCAAAAGAAAAAGGGCGTGTTGGTGGATCGCGCGCGGGCCGAGACTCTGGTGTTTCGTCTGGCCCGCCAAGAGCGGGATCTTTGGGTCACCTGGCCCACACGCGTGGCGGCGCTCATGGCCGCACACTTGTCCGCAGACATGGAGAAGGCATCCGGCAAGGCGGTGACGATCGAGACTGCAATCTTGCAGAGGGTGTTGGAAACCCATGTCCGAGAGCAGCTCGACGCCCTCGCAGACCTCAGGGTCTCGCTTGCATGATAGAGAAGGAAAAGATGACCACGATCTGACCACCGGCCTCGATCTCGGGTTTGACGGCGCCCAGGACGTCCTGCGTGCCTGGCGCCGGGGCATGCGGCCTGATGCAGACCTCACTGTGTCGGAATGGGCGGACAAGCATCGTTGGCTGTCGTCGCGGGCGGCAGCAGAACCCGGTCGGTATCGCACGGCTCGCGCGCCATATCTGCGCGCCATTATGGATGCGCTGTCGCCAAACCACCCAGCACAGCGGATCAGCTTCATGAAGGCCGCCCAAGTCGGGGCTACCGAGGCAGGGAACAACTGGATCGGTTTCGTGATCCATCACGCGCCGGGCCCGATGCTGGCGGTGCTGCCTACTGTGGAGATGGCCAAGCGAACATCGCGGGGCCGGATCGATCCGCTGATCGAGGACAGCCCGGCGCTGAAAGAACGCGTCCAGCCGGCGCGATCGCGTGATGCCGGCAACTCGATGCTTTCAAAGGAATTCCCAGGCGGCATTCTGGTGCTGACCGGGGCTAACAGCGCTACCGGCCTGCGCTCGATGCCGGCCCGATATGTGTTTCTCGATGAGGTCGATGCCTATCCGGCCTCAGCTGACGAAGAAGGCGATCCGGTCAGCCTGGCTGAAGCACGAACCACAACCTTTGCGCATAGGCGCAAGGTGTTCATGGTCTCGACCCCGACAATCCGAGGATTGTCACGTATTGAACGAGAGTTCGAGGCTAGTGACCAGCGACGGTACTTTGTGCCGTGTCCGCATTGTGGTCATATGCAATGGCTGCAATTCGAGCGGCTCCGCTGGGACAAGGGAAAGCCAGAAACGGCGGCCTATGCCTGCGAGGGATGTGACCGACCCATCGCCGAGCACCACAAGACGGACATGATGGCGCGAGGTGAATGGCGGGCGACGGCGACCAGTTCTGATCCAAACGCGATCGGCTTTCACCTCTCGGCGCTCTATTCGCCGATCGGCTGGAAAACTTGGGAGCAGATCGCGCGGGACTGGCTGGCGGCCCAAGGATCAGACGAGATGCTGCGTGCGGCGCGCAACACGCTTCTCGGCGAGACCTGGGTTGAAAGTGGCGATGCGCCGGAATGGCAGCGGCTTGCGGATCGGCGTGAGGCATATGCTGCGCAGATCCCCCTCGGCGGGCTGTTCCTGACCGCCGGTGCTGACGTCCAGAAGGACCGCATCGAGGTCGATGTCTGGGCTTGGGGCCGTGGGCTCGAAAGCTGGCTCGTCGATCACATCGTCATTCCAGGCGGTCCTGGTGATCCGGCCTGCTGGCAAGCACTGACAGAACTGCTCGGTCAAACCTGGGTGCATGAGAACGGCGCGGTAATGCCTCTCGCCAAGCTCGCGATCGACACTGGGTATGAAACCTCTGCCGTCTACGCCTGGGCGCGGGCCCAAGGCATTGCGCAGGTTGCACCTGTGAAAGGTTTGCAGGGGTTCAACCGCGCAACACCGGTATCGGGGCCAACCTTTGTCGATGCGACCGTCAATGGTCGGAAACTAAAGCGTGGGGCGCGGCTCTGGACCGTGGCCACGGCCACCTTCAAGGCCGAGACCTATCGCTACCTTCGACTTGAGCGGCCCTCGGACGAGGATCGCACACTGGGTGTGCCCAATCCGGCGGGCACGATCCACCTGCCCGATTGGGCAGACAGCGAATGGCTCAAGCAACTGGTGGCCGAACAGCTGGTCACCATCCGCGACCGACGCGGCTACGCCCGCCAAGAATGGCAAAAGATGCGCGAGAGGAACGAGGCGCTGGACACAAGGGTCTATGCGCGGGCGGCCGCGTGGATCCTCGGTGCCGACCGTTTCGACGAACGCATGTGGCGTCAGTTGGAGAAACAGGCCGGCGTGGAGACGGCTGTCCCAGCGCAGGGTGCCGAGCCCGATAAATCGACCGAACCGCAAGCAGGGCGGATCGCATCGCCCCGGCGGCGCGGCTGGAAGATCAGCACGCCAAAATACATGGAATGATGAATGACCCTCGACGAGCTAAAACTCCGCCACAGCGCGCTCTTGGCCGCGCGCTACAGCGGCACGCGGTCGGTCAGCTATGACGGCAAGACCGTAAACTACGGGACCGACGCCGAGCTTGCCGCGGCCATAGGCGATGTCGAACGGCGCATTGCGAAACTCGAACGCGGCGCTGGGCGTGTGCTACGCCCCTTTGCTGTGAAAGACCTCTGATGAACTGGCGGCAGCGCCTCGGCGCCTTCATCGGCGGGTTTGATGCTGGACAGCAACATCGGCGACTGCGCGGGTTCCAAGCGACCCGCGCGCATGTGAATGCGCTGATCGCCGCCTCGGGGCCTGACATCACCGCTCGCGCCCGCTGGCTCGTGCGCAACAACGGCTATGCCGCGAATGCAGTCGAAAGCTGGGCGGCGAATACCGTGGGCGACGGGATCAAGCCGATCTCAAAACTCGCCGATGCCGCGCGGAAGGAAGAGCTGCAGCGGCTTTGGCTCGCCTGGACCGATGAGGCCGATGCCGAGGGCTTGACGGATTTCTACGGGCTACAGCGCCGGGCGGCGCGCGAGGTGTTTCTGGCGGGTGAGGTCTTTGTTCGTATCCGGCCGCGGCGGGTGGAGGACGGCCTCACGGTTCCGCTCCAACTGCAAATGCTGCCCTCGGAAATGCTGCCGCTGCATGAAACAGGCGTGGCGCGGAATGGCAACGCGATCCGGCAGGGCATCGAGTTTGACCGAATTGGACGTCGCGTCGCCTATCACTTTTTCCGCCGCCACCCAGGCGACAGCACTGATCCAGGTCTCTCCGGTGAGATTGTTCGAGTGCCTGCCTCGGAGGTGATCCACGTCATCGACCCAGTCGAGGGTGGTCAGCTGCGCGGCGTGTCGAAACTGGCCCCGGCGATCGTGAAGTTGTTCCTTTTGGATCAATACGACGACGCGGAGTTGGACCGGAAAAAGGTCGCCGCGATGTACGCGATGTTCGTGACCTCGCCCGCCCCGGAGAACCCGCTCGCCCCCTTGGACGACGAGGAGATGCCAGCAGGCGTCGAGATCAGCCCAGGCCAGATCGTGCGGCTGGATCCGGGTGAAGATGTGACGGTTGGCCAGCCCGCGGACAGCGGGGCGACCTATGAGCCGTTCCAGTACCGGACGCTGCTGCAGATCTCAGCAGCACTTGGCATCCCTTACCCCTATCTCGCCAATGATATGGTGAAGGGTAACTTCTCGAACTCGCGCCTGGCGCTGATCGAATTCCGCCGGCGCGTCTCTGCCTGGCAGCATTCGGTGATGGTCTATCAGCTTTGTCGGCCCGTCTATGCACGCTGGCTGGATTTGGCCGTTCTGTCGGGCACGCTGTCCCTGCCCGGCTATGAGGCCGACCGCCCACGAATGCTGGCCGCCGATTGGCTGCCCACGAAATGGGACTGGGTCGATCCGCTGAAAGACGCCAATGCTGAAATCGCACAGATCGAGGCGGGGCTGAAATCTCGCACTCAGGCCATCGCCGAGCGCGGCTATGACGCCGAGCAGGTCGATCGCGAGATTGCGGCAGAGCGGGAACGTGAACGCGCGCTGGGCCTCGATTTCCGGCGGCCTGGCTCCCCCGCGCAGGGCGTCCAGGCCATATCGGACGAGGGAGAGCAACCAGAGACCGAAGATGAAGCCGATGACGCGGAAGACCGCCCGCGCGCTGACGAGGACCAACCCTGATGCTCCATGCCCGCATTGCTGCACGCGCATTCAACACACCGCTGCTGGTCGAACCCACCAAGGCCATGGCGTTTCTATCAGGGCTCGGGCCGCGCATCCTCGGACGACGAGTGGACATGACGGAGAGTGGCGAAACGCCAGATGGCGCTGCCAGTCTCCCCGCCCGCGCCAGCATACTCGCTGGGAACCTTGCCGAGCGCCTGCAGCAACATGGCAATGCACCCTACCCGGTCGTAGACGGCATCGCCGTGATCGAGATCGCAGGCGTATTGATCCATCGTGGCGGCTGGATCGGACAGTCCTCGGGCCAGACCAGCTATGAGGGGATCGCGGCGCAGATCGAGGCGGCGGCAAGTGATCCTGCGGTGCGCGCCATTGCATTGGAAATCGATAGTTTCGGGGGCGAAGTGGCCGGCGTTTTTGACCTCGCCGATCGCATTCGGGCGATCCGGGGTACAAAGCCCGTCTGGGCCTTCGTCGCCGAACATGCCTTCTCTGCAGGCTATGCGCTGGCCTCCCAAGCCGATCGCATCCTTTTACCGCGCACCGGCGCCGTGGGCAGTATCGGGGTTGTCGTCATGCATGCCGACCTCAGCGGTCAGCTCGATCAAGACGGCGTGCGCGTCACGCTGGTCCATTCCGGCCAGCACAAGGTCGATGGCAATCCCTATGAGCCGCTGCCCGAGAACGTGCGCGATGACATCCAGCGCGAGATCGATGTGCTGCGGTTCCTCTTCGCCGAGACTGTCGCCGCGGGCCGCGCTGGGCGGCTGAGCCAGGACGCAGCGCTGGCGACCGAGGCTGCGACCTTCCGCGGGACGGATGCCATCGCCACAGGCCTCGCCGATGAGGTGATCGACCTCACCCGTGGCTTTGCCCGCTTTCGCGAAAGCCTGTCTGCCCCATCACCCACCGCGCGGCTGCCCCGCGCCAGTCATCCCCGAGCAAAGGAGGCCGCCATGAGCGCCACAACTGACGCCACTGAGGCAAATACGGAAATCAGAGATGCCGAGGACACCGTGCTGGAGAGCGCGACTGAACAAGATGAGCAGGAAGCTGAACAAAGCGTGCAGGAAGAAGACCCCGCGCCCGTCGCAGCTGCCGCGCCTTTGCCCGCCCCGGCGGCTGCGCAACCCAGCAATCTGGCGGACCTGTCGGCGCAGCTTCGCGAGGCGGCAGCGGAGATCGCCGAGATCGCGGCGCAAGCAGGTCGCCTCGGGGTCGCAATCGATGCTGCGAAAGCACTTCGCGATGGTACAGCGCCAGAAGCCCTCCGCAAACTGGTCCTTCAGCGCGCCGCAGCGTCGGCGGATGCCCGCGATATCGTTGCGGCGCCACCCTCTCCTGTTCTCCCCAAATCCGCTGAAAGCCCGATTGTGGCTGCCGCGAAGAAGGCTGCCTCGGCGGGCAGCAGGGGCTGAACCGCCCGCCCCAAGCAGCTGACCGCCCACCTGATCCCCCGCCGTTCCTCCCCGGCGGGGGATTTCTTTTTGACCCCCAAATCTTCGGAGATTGCCCATGTCCGTGCTGACCCAACCGCCCACGATGGGCGATGTCCTCAAATACGAGCTGAACCCCAACTTCACCCGCGAGACCGTCACACTGTTGGCTGGCACCAGCTACCCGGTCGGCGCTGTACTCGGTCGCATCACCGCGAGCGGCAAGATGAAGCTCAGCACCGCCACAGGCACTGACGGGGCTCAGAACGCGGCCGCTGTCCTGCTTTACGACGTCGACGCGACAGCGGCTGATGCGACCGGCATCGTCGTCCTGCGCGGCCCCGCCATCGTCTCGAAAGCGGCGCTCGTCTTCGACGCCAGTGTCGATGACGCAGCCAAGACGGCGGCCAAACACGCCCAGTTGACCGCGCTCGGCATCATCCCACGCGACGCCGCCTGATCCGGCCGCAAGATTCCTCCCCTCATTCCCGGAGTTCCCCATGACTATCACGCGCAACCCGTTTGACGCGGGCGGCTACTCGCTCGCTGAGC